TTGTTACAAATTTTTCCTTTTCTTAATTCGGGAAATTAATTTCGATGCATCTAATTTGGGAGAGAATCAGTATCTATTTTGGAATGGATTTATTAATATGTTCGACTTTAATGATAATAGTAAATCTCTAACCAAGTTTAAATACTCGTTTACAGGATGTGCTAGTAACGACGTAGATAAGGATGGGATTATGAACGGTAGTGATTTATGTAATAGTTATAATGATATAATAGTTCGAACTGCAGAAGAAAATGTTGTGAAAATGATTTGTAATTTAAAGAATAGTAAATACAGAGAAGAATATTCAGGATATAATCTTTTTTCAAACACTTTATTAGAAATTTATAAAAACAATACCCGGATACAAGAAAAAGTAGATGCTATAATAAAAGGTAATACTGTTTCTAAACGACAAAATAATGGTGGTAGAAATCGAAAAACCTCAAATAATAAGAAAATACAGAATATTACAAAGCGTCGACAAACCAAGTATTATAAGGGTGGTAGTAAATGGATGCCAGGATATGGATTTATTAAAAGTTTAAAAGATAGTATTAATGGTACAAAACTAAACGATATGTTAGACCCAGAACAAAAATATAGAGAAATGTTGAGAGAATATGTAATTATATCTGGAAACATGACATTATTGTTGTCTGAATTTACCACAAAAGCATTTGAAATGCAGGACAAAAAAAACACAATTCAGAATAACCAGCCTAACATACTAGAGTTTTTAAAAAAAATCGCAATGGATTCTTTAAACCTACAAATAAAAAAAGAACAAAATACTATTGATAATGTTAACATTAAAGAAATTAAAGATAGTGCTAATAGACAAATCGAGATTATTAATAAACAAATTACGAGGATAAAAGAAATTAAATCATTTGATGAACTAAAAACGTTTTTATCAGATATTGAAAAAGAGAATGCTTCCAAATTGAGTGAGGTTATAGATACAGCGAGTAAATTGGGACTTGTCCTTGATAATAGTGCTATTCCATAATAAACCTAAACTTCGACTATTCCTCTCACCACTTACTACGTGTCAGTGCATTCATCATCCAATTACTACGCTCCTGACTTCGTTACATCCTCTCTTCGGAATTGTCCCAATACAATAATCAACAATATGATTTTGCAATAATATATACATAAATAGCACTATTATATGAATAGTATAGTAAGATGAACCCGAATTTACTGACAATATACCAATCACCGTTCCCAAAACGCCGCATCGGCAGATGGACAGACGGTGGTTATGTAATCGCTGATATTCCCGGCATAAAATACGATGCATTGTTTGCTGGTGGTGTATGTGACGACATTAGTTTCGAAGATGATTTCATCAAGTATCAGCAAGAAGTACCAAACACGATAAAGGTATACGCATTCGATGGCACCGTTGACAACATCCCAGACACTCCTTTCAAAGACCATTTTCATTTTGTAAAGAAGAACATTGGGTATTCAGAAACGCCGGATTGCACGAACTTGCATTCATTTATATTGCCATATTTACAATTACCAGATCCAAAATTATTCATAAAAATGGATATTGAAGGAGGAGAGGTTGAATGGATAAAATCTCTTACACCTGACCATATGAACGCATTCGCACAAATTGTGATGGAATTTCACGCGCCATTTAATAAGGAAGAAATAGAGATGTTCACGAAACTGAACGAAACGCATTTGCCCATTCATTTTCATCCAAATAATGCGTGTGGAACACGTATTCATAATGGTGTTTATTTCCCGAACGTATTTGAATGCACATATTTGCATAAACGATTCTTCGGCGGGTCGGCAGAATTAAATAGAGATTATATACCAAACGATAAAGTGGATGCTAAAAATATATGGTTTAAAGAGGAGATTTGGATGTCACATCCACCCTTTGTCCATTTTGAAACATTTGTTCGAAAACTATAACACGCATGATATGCATTCTACCTACGAAACAGATGCGTAGCGCCTACGGTCGTTTCTCTTACTCGTTCCTTAGAGAATCATCCAATTCCTACGCTCGTTCCTCTCTCCGGAATTGTCCCAAAAATATTATGATTATTCCTGTTCATAATATTTTACGGGGATTATTACTATTATTCTTTGACGTTTTACTGTTTATCGTCTTGTTGTTGCTGATTCTGTTGCTTTTGTTGTTGTCCTCCTTCTTGTTGCTGTCTATCTTGTTGCTGTTGATTCTGTTGTTGTTGCTTTTGCTGTTGTCTATCTTGTTGTTGTCCTCCATCTTGTTCTTGTTTATCTTGCTGTTGCTGTTGTCCTCCTTTTACCTTTCTAGACTTGCGCATTTTTCGACTGTTTATTTTCACATATCCGAATTTGCCTTTCTTGGCAGTGTATCCATGCTTCACCAATCGCTTCTCTTTTTTTGCAGAAGCGTGTTTCTTCTTACTTACAATTCTACCCCATTTATTCATCATCAAACCAGATTTCGTAAGTTCTCCTGCGGTTTTGTAAGCAGTTCCATTCATCACCTGTTGGCGAGAACCAAATAATTCGCGATATTTTTTTCCGTCAATATGGTACGTACCATCATCATGTCTGTGAGGGCGTTTCATCGTATACCTAATATACATTAAACGCACATTTTCTATATACCACATATTCTACCTACGAAACAGATGCGCAGTGCCTATGGTCGTTTCTCTTACTCGTGCCTTAGAGAATCATCCAATTACTTCGTTATCGCTCCGGAATTGTCCCAAAAAAGTCCAGACGCGAATGTCCACGAATGCCATCCATATGTCTGTGCGTTAATCGTTTATCTTGGGTGCAAGGTAAAAAACTAGATTCGCATCCTCTTCTTCTCCTAAAGAATAGGAAAGACGCATTGGATATGAGTCCCCGAACTTGATGTATATTAATTCCGCTATCTTACTATAAGCACAAAAGTATTTTAGATAAGTCAAACTAAAAGATAGCGCTAAATCCGCCCCTTCGTCAATCGCAAACTCAGACAAATCATTGATTCCAATCTCCACGAACATCTTGCCTTGGTCGTGACTCGTCGACGCTAAAGCAATACGGTCCTCACTGCATTGTACTTCCATCGTATCCCCGAACATCTTCAATTGTGTCACTATATCTGAGAACTGTGCGGATTGCATTGCCAGTTCAGCTGCATACTCAATCTCCGGTATTTCCATACAGTCTTCCTCAATATCAATGAGAGGCAATTCGAAATGTTTGTCGAAGTTGTTTGATTTCTTCTCCTTCGCTTTCCCGGCAGAATCCATTAACTCTTCCGGTTTTGTTAAATGTATCATTAATCTGTCCGCATCTTCCGATGAATATACCAATTGAATTTGCTGGTCTTTATCGCGAGAGGATAATATGCGGTGTAAAAAAGTCGCATTAAACCCCATACGAACACTGACATTGTTTGTCAATTCATACACATCGAACCAAGTAGACGGTAATGCGACTTCCATTATAGCGACATGGGCACTATCCATACATTGCATTCTCATATGCGTCGGATCGAATGTAATTGCAGTATATTCAGTTAATGTCTTAATGTGCTGAAATATGGCAGCGAATTTATCGGCGTGGTCTGGTTTTCTTATAACTATCTCCATTTTATTCTAAATCAAAAATCTTTAGAATAAAGTATCGAGAAGAGTTTAAACTGTTTTGAAAACATTTTTATGATTCCTGTGTCCCAATACATTTCTCTACCATATCTGAATAGGGTTTCGAATCTGGTTTTGGAATAGTTTTAATCTTTGATTTTGCCAAATCATCCACCAGAGGTAAAAATATAGTCTTAAGCGCGTCTAATATGGCAGGACAATTATATATAGTAAAATTCTGTAATATTGCAGTGTATCCGCGACCATTTTGAAAACAACGGAAACAGAATTGTTGTATTAGGGACTTGTACCGTTCTGCAGCGGAAATAGTAAACCCATCTAAATCCAATAAAACATTGATAACACCGGTTTTCTGCTTAATATGTTCGAGTTTTTCTATGATATGGTCGATGACATCATCGTAGTTGTTGGGGTTTAAAAACGTCTTGAACTTCTTATAGTCGATAAATACGTAATTAATTTCATTTAATACATAACAACCGCTTTCCAGAAGGACTTTGATTGGTATTTTATTTGCTATTTGATTTGCACATTCGTATTTCTGTGCTTTTTTTAAAAAAACATTTTTACCACCATTTTCTGTGTAAAATTCATTTTGCAGTTTTTCGATTTCTTTTTCAAGTTCATCAAATGATGATAGGTATGACATTGTTATGTGTAGTAAATCGTAATAAAATATATTTATATTATGTTAAATATAAATATAACTTATGCACTTGAATTATAGTCCGCGTGTCCGCACGTTAGATAGAAGCATCGAGTGCTTCTTCTAAAGGCGACTTCTCTGGTTCTAGGTCGTTTGATAAAATATGAATACGGTCTTGCATAAGAGACCGGTTCACTTCCATTGTAAAGGTTTGTAGTTTTAAAACGGTGTCTTTCAGAAGTGCCAATTCATCGGCAATGATATCGAATCTAGCGTTATACTCGTCAGTAACCGCTTTCAATTGAGTCATCGCTTCATTCATTTCTTCTTCATTCGATTGATTTGGATGAATCTGCGATTGAGTTTGCATAAACAACTCCAACGAATTCAGACGTTTATCTACTAAAGCAATTACCTGTGGAAGGGTTAATCCCGGCGCCATATTCGGTTGAAGGGATTGATTCGAACCGGGGAAAGATGGTTGAGGAACTGTTTGACGTACACCTGGTGTGGGTGCGACCGTTTCGGGTCCGGCTCTTCTACGACGTGCGGATGCTAATGCAGTACTCATTCTATTATATTGAATTCATAATATCGAGGACGATTGTTTTGTTAAATATTATACGCGGAACATATCCCCCTACGCGATTAACGGCATTTCGATTTTCGGATGATGCAAATACGACGTTATAAACTCAATATCGTCTAAATCATAGTCTTCAATACAATCTTTCTGCGTCTTCACCGAAATTCGCGGAAACTCAAACGGTGTCCTCTCTACTTGTATCTCCAGCGCTTCTTTATGTTGAACATAAATATGCGCATCTCCTAAAAAATGGACAAACTCGTCCGCTTCTAGTCCACAGTGTTTTGCCAATAAATGCGTTAAAAATGAGTAAGACGCAATATTAAATGGAACGCCTAAACCAATATCCCCGCTCCTCTGATAAAGAGCACAAGAAAGTCTTCCGCCCGACTTCACACGAAACTGTGCCAATACATGACAAGGTGGTAACGCCATCTGATTTAATTGCAATGGATTCCAAGCAGTCAATATAATTCGTCTGGATGTCCTCTCTACTGGGTCACGCAATATCCGAACAATTTCTTGCAATTGGTCGATTCCGGAATAGGATGGAGGGTCTTCTACACGCTTAGCAATACTAGCACCCGTATTCCAATATGGCACATCTTTACCGCAAATATACGGTGCATTGAAATGCCGCCATTGATAACCATAGACGGGTCCTAGAACGCCTTCCGGATAATTCACTAAACCTCTCGAATCTAAGAACTCGCGAGTAGCATTTGCGTCCCAAATATGAACACCTTGATTCTGCAATTCCATATTATCTGTTCTGCCACGGATAAACCATAATAATTCTTTAAAACACGTTTTCCACGCAACCTGCTTTGTAGTTAAAAGCGGCATTCGCCCATCCTTTAGGGAGAATCGCATCATATTGCCAAACGATGAAATCGTATTACCGTTTCTACCCATCTCTAAATCGCCAGTTTCCAATACATTTCGTATTAAATCTAAATATTGCTGCTCTTCTCGATTTTCTGTCATTCCAACTATTTTGTGGTCGGTTGGGTATGAATGTATTTATAAATTATTGTTTATGCGGGTAACTTCGAAAAATATAAGCATAAATTATATCTTAGTATTTACGTTACGATTTTAGATGGATGCATTAAATGAAGTAGGTGGCGATATCGGCAAGAAAACATTCTTTACCCACGTTTTTGATATGTCGAAAGAAGCAAACGGCGAAATTATGAATGTAACACAATATGCTCTTTTAGGAATAATACCGGTGCTTTTCCTAAATAAACTAATTCAGCGTTTTTCTCCGGAAGCAGACCCGGAAAGTTCTTCCGTAGAGCTTTTGGCGGAAATCATTCTCCAAGTTGTTGTCATGTTTGTCGGTATTGTCTTGATTCACCGAATCATCACATACATTCCAACATACAGCGGGTTCCGATATGAGCATATGACTCTTACAAATGTCATACTTGCGTTCTTAATGATCGTGTTGAGCTTGCAGACAAAACTAGGCATCAAAGTAAATATATTGTATGACCGTTTGATTGACCTCTGGAATGGGTCTTCTTCCAATGAAAAAAAGTCGAATGTAAAGTCGCGTGTTCGAGTTAGCGAATCGATGATATCAAGTCCCGCTCATAATGAGAGTCAAGCGGATTACTTGGATGCCGGGTCGTCTTCTATGTTTCCACCCGCTCCGGTTGTTCAAAGCAAACCAAACAGTTCTTATGACTATATGATGAGAGGTTCGCCCCAACCCGCTCCTGGACCGGCACCTGCAAACACGATTTTAGGCGGGGCGTTCGGGTCTTTCTTTTAGATATATTATTCGGTTATTACTTAGTAGATCAAATTAATGTAATATAAATTTAGGGTTATATTACATAGATTGTTGAATAATGGCAGGTATCAAGAGGACTCGCAAGATGGCAAAGAAACGCGTTACAAAACGAAGACGCAGTGGGTTGAAACTGAAGTCGACTGCTAAGAAATTGTTTAAGAGAGTGTTTAAAATGAGTGGTGGAGCGGAAAAACTTTCTGATGACGAAGTTAGAGAAATTGAAAAAATTGGTAAAAAATTTACAGGAAAAATTCTGCGTTTTGGATATTGTGCATTTTCAGTTAAAATCAATTTTGGAACAGTAGAAAACCCTTTTGAAAAGGTTGTATTTTTACAAAAATATGCACCATTCTTTAAACCAAACGATCCACAGTCAACAAGTAAACCGAAATTTGATGGAACCACATCTATAGAAAGATTAGTAAATTTAGAATCTGAAAATGAAGGTGTGACAGAAAAAGATTATACCGAGTTCTGGAATGAAAAAAAATTAAAAACATCTAATTTACCTATCACGGACATGGGGTTGGAGCTTGATAGTTCTATTACTATAGAACATGTTGATAATGGATTGGGTAAAGATAATACGGACGCATATGCCTGGAAAGTAAAGGTAGAAAGACCTATTGATGGTAAGACTGTAGAAATGTATCTAACAGACGATATTATGCCACAAAAAGCATTAGATATCATACTTGCATGGTATAATAAAGAAAATGGTTCCCTTAAATACTGTTTATCAAAACGTGCCGATAATGCTGAAATACCAAACGTTTATGCTACAACTGCAGGTGAACATTTAGAACCCGGCGATTATTTTGATAATTTAAAAAAAGAAGACAGATTCCGTAAAAGTGCAGTTTTTAGAGCAATTAATGAAGAAGTCGCGTCGAACCTGGATGTAATTTTTAAAGGTGCAAATGCTACTGCAAAACTATATTTAATTCCCGGAAACACATATGAAGCCCGTGGACGCGATTTCAGATATAGTTTATTTAAGCATAATGGTAAAGAATTTGGGTTTGATAGATATTCGGGTTCTGTTTGTTATATCGCGTATGTTACTGATTCCAAAAATTTAGAAGAATATAAGCAGCTAAAAGGAAACAATGATACAGAGGAAATAAATACAGCTGGTCGAAAATCATTAACAATTGATGAAATCAAAAAAATGGATGATACCGAATTTATGCTTCCTGAACATAAACAAATGTTTATCGATGCAGATAAAATTTTAACGGATCCAGAATTAACACAAGAAAAATTAGATGAGTTAATAATAAAATTTTAATGAATAAACAATATATTATGCAGTTCGGAATTATTAGAATTTCAAATTATACCGTATGTATAATATGAATCACATCGACAAAGTAGTCTATATCAATCTCGACAAACGCACAGATCGTAGGCAGCATATCGAATCCCTCCTCTCGACCTACGACATTCCAGCACAGAGGTTCGAGGCGATCGAACACGATCATGGACTATATGGTTGCGGTCTCAGTCATTTAGCAGTCCTAAAACTTGCCCGAGATAATGGTTGGCGAAACGTCCTGATATTAGAAGATGATATCCTTTTTAATCTTCCGAAACAAGACTTCGAACAAGATATTGAGAGGTTATTCACACAAGGACCCGATTTCGACGTATTCATGCTCGATATTAATTTGCAGCGTTCTCACCCAGTTCCTCCATATGACTGGTTAATCGGTGTTGACTATGCCCACTGTGCCGGTGCATACATTGTGAAGCAGCATTATTACCAAAAATTAATCGACTTGTATGAATGGGCGTTGCCTCTCCTCTTAGATACAGGAATGCATTGGATATATGCGAATGATGCTGTATGGGGTAGACTGCAAGAGACCGATAGATGGTATACATTCAAACACTTTCGCGTGTGCAAACAAATGCCGGGATATAGCGATACGAAAAATATGATTATATGATTTTCGTGGTTATTTTCGTGTTCTTCTCGTACGATTCGATTTAGAAGGCGTATCTATTTTGAAATCGGATGTCAATGTTAGTATAACAGGTATATGGTCAGAGGACAAAGTATAGAAATATTCGGGAATCACACCTTTTATTTTTTTGCTGCAAAAAATAAAATCGACACGAGTACCATTCCAAGTGGTCATTTTTGCTGGAGATTCTGAATGACAATCATACCATTTACGGCGTTTCATTTCAGAATATACTTTGCCGTTTTTGCGTGTAAAATTCGATATTCTAGCATTATGGTCATCTTCTAAATCGGACGGCGAAAACGTATTGAAATCTCCCATTATGAACACGAGTGTTTTTGATTTACGTGTGTGTTTTCTTGCGTCGGATATAATGGTCCGCATTTGAGACAACCTCTCGTCTTCGTCCGATACATCTAGATGGGTTCCGTAAATATACATGGTATATCCATTGAATTCGACTTTGCATTTTATATAGCAACGGGTTTCCCTTGTTCCTTGGTGTTCTCCACTAACAGTCGTACTATGTTTACTCTTCGGAAACGTGAATATTGTTTCGTCTAATGAATCGCAATACGCATTTGCGGTGTCGGGGTCGCAAATACGGTTATGAATTAGCATAATATTTCCGTAAACCGCGTTGTACCAAGACGGCACGGAATTACACGCGATTTTCTTCTTGTATCCGATTTTCGTCAAATCGTCAAAAAGGGTATATAAATTGAGTGTTACATTTGCATTTATAGGCACATTATCTCCGCCTATTAGCACTTCTTGCAGTATAATAATATCTGCATTGACGGTTTCGATGTCTTTTATAACTTGGTCGTATGTGCTCGTCTTCTCGTATACGTCGGTGAAATAATGCACATTGAATGTGGCAATTCGAATATTACTATCGGAATGTTTATATTGGTCAATAGGTGCTTGACTTTCTATATATTCGACATACCTCTGTTTCAATTCGAGAGGTGGTAATTCGTCAATATCGTTCATATACTAATTACATAGAATATTGTGACATTATGCATCCTCTCTCCGGAATTGTCCCAGAATGTGCTTTTAATGTCCCCTAGTGGGGGGATGATGGCACCGGTTCGTCCAGTAACATCAACGCCATAGCAGAATAGTTATGTAAATCAATCAACGTATCTCTGATTCCTTCCGTATTTACTAAATTGACTCCGGTCTTAGTAATGGACATATATCTATGCAATTTATCCTCCATACGCATAAAAACGCCGACAACTCCATATTTAGCAAATGCATCACCGTAATCCGTATTTTTTTTAATGAATAATTCCAATGCCTCTTGTTGGATTTTGGTCATTTGCTCTACTCTGGTTTCGGTCATATTTGAATAATAATAGAAACGTCTTATGACGCGTTTATATTATTTTTGGTTTAATGGGACAATTCCCGAGAGAGTAAAACCCCGATCATTCTTTATTGAATTTCTTCTTTGAGATCAACCTCTCGATAAACCCTTGTGGATTGGTCGAGTTCGATACATATATATTTATTATTTCCGCGGGAGAATAAAATCGGTCAGGTATCAATTCATAATCATTTGGGTCGATTACCGACCTATAGTAGTGCATATACATTTCCGCTATTGTTTCTCGGGAAGTATTACCCAGATTCAATGCAATGTCTATTCTACCCGGGCGTATTAGAGCGGGGTCCAATTTATCGTAATGATTCGTAGTAATAATCATAATTCTGCCAGTATTCTCACGAATTCCATCCCATAAATTCAACAGGTCGTCGAGCTTTATATTATCTTGCTGTGAATTAAATAACGTATTGTTGCATCCATTCGAATTTATCTTCTTCATTACATATTTGGTCGCTTTTGTAATCTCGTTTCGTATTTGGTCTTCCGGACTCGTATTCACTGCAGTATTCACATAATCTTCCATGTCTTGCTGGTCTTCTCCGCTATCTATGTCGCTGAAATCGGTTTTTGAATCAACGGTGGTTTTGCGTTTCAATATGATATCTCCTATGCAATCAATGTCTTCGAATACAATTATCTTCTTGTCGAATCCTAATGTATTCTTATCATTTGCATTGTTATATTGCGTCTCGAAATAAAAATCGTGTAATTGTTTCGGCGTTTTTATTCGCGACAGCGTCATTGAAATAATATGGCGATTCAGATAAGTAGACAATGCCTTGATGAAACTCGTTTTGCCTGTTCCTGGAGGTCCGTACAATGCAATACCTAACGTATATGGAATACCGTTGCGTTTATACCAATCCTTGTTATTGATGAAGAAATCGATTTTTTCCATTACCTCTCGTTTTCCTTCGAAAAATAGATTCTGAAATGATTTCATCGTCTCGTGTGGCGTTTCTTTCCATCCACCCACAGTATCTTCCGTATCATCATTCTGCACCTCTGCATTGTTTAGAGTATAAATAAACAATTTGTCCCGTCGTTTTTCCTCCAAATACTTGGAGTACTCCGCCTTGATTGACTTCACAAACTCTTTAATTACTGGCACACTGGATTTATAGGAAAACAAGGAAATGTTGAATTTGACGAATCTGCTATCTATCTTTGTTATAGTATTCGTGGGTTCTTCGCCTTTTTGTTCTCCGGTCTCTCTCACAATGCAATATATTTCTTTCTCTTCGTCGATAAGAAAAGGCAACCTCTGAGAAACGGTGAAGATCGTTTTAATGTCGTCTCCATTCTCTTCATAATGCTCGCCTTTTATTATATTCGTCGCAAACTCCTTTAATTCGCGCACGTCTTTCAACGTGTCGATTCTTTTTAAGATATAGAAAAGCGTTGCCCGGAAATTCTTGGAGAATGTGTTTGATACAATAAGAGGACGTCTACTGAAATTGTCAATGCTCATTACATGTTTACCCTCGAACGAAATATTGTTTTTCCTATATATGTAGGACCTCCAATCAACATACAAATCGATAAACTTATTTTTCCCGTCGCTACTCGATACGCTATCATAAAACCAGGAAACGACTCCCACAATAAGGGCAAGAAATATGAGTTGTGATATACTTGCATTGCGGTTTTGTTGGATTTGGTTCATAAGAGACAGACGTATATGGTCTACCATTAATGTTTGCAAAGAACTGAAAATTTCGCTCATTTTTGTTGTTGTTGTTGTGTATATTGGAAATATGATGTTCTATCATTTATTGCATATATGCGTTTATATTTATTTAGAATTGTATAAAACGTCGTTATAATGGTAGTACCTTGCGAAATCGTGTTTGTTTCTTCTCATTATCCGCGAAAAACATATTTCGCCATTAAAACGCGCGCAACATTTGAGAAGTATACGAAACTTCGCGGATACAAGTTCTATTATGACGAAGAGGAACCAGAAGGTGCGGATAAGGATTACAAGAATTTGCATTATAGGAGATGTGTTAGTATACGGAAGGCGAGTCATGTATACCCAGACGCAAAATGGTTCGTATGGGTTGATTCCGATGTATACGTAAATAATTATTTTGCAAAAGTAGAAGACATTATCGACTTGGACAACGAAAACATATTGTACCATCTTTTTCACGAGAGGGGCGGGTGGGGTCAATTTCCGATTAATACGGGTGTGAAATTCGTGAATCGCAATGCATTGGTGTGCGAAGAAACCGTCTGGAATCTACGTAATACAGTACCGTGGACGCATTATCCATTTGAACAGAAAACCATATATGAATATATTTTGCCGCAAATAGGAGAGGACAAATATATTATACACGATCCGTATTTGCTGAATTGTATCATAAAAGCGTATCCGGATAAAGTGGATGGTTGTGTATTCGCACATATGTGTGCTTCCACGGAAGAAGAACGAAATCAGATTATGAGAAGTGTTTATATTTGATATGTCGCCCATTATAGGGTATTTTCATATTTGCCAAGTAGGAAATTGGCGGAAATCATTTCATATGATTATGGAATCGATTATGCAGTCGGGATTATATGATGCTGCAAAAGAAATACGGTGTGGCGTATTAACAGAATTCGGCGAATATGACCAAATGATTCATTCTTACGAGAAGATACGAATCGTATATTTAGGAACCCCGGCAGAATATGAACGACCTACTTTGTTACATATGCGAGAGGCAGAAAATACGGATCCGGTGCATACAAAATATTTTTATATACACACAAAAGGCATTCGGTGGTTCGATACTCCCCAAGAACCGTTTGTGATTGATTGGATAAACTTGCTTCTTTATTGGAATATTGAACAGTGGCGGGATGCAGAGGATACATTGAATAAATACGACACATACGGTTGCAATTATTATAATGGAGATAAGTATCCCGTTCATTATTCGGGCAACTTTTTTTGGACTACACGGCAACATATAAATACGTTACCTAGGACGATTGGAAATGGGTATAATGACCCGGAGTTCTGGATATGTTCTGCTGGGAATGTGGGGAATCGTCCGAATTCATATAATGCATTTAGTAGTAATTTAGAGGGAATGGGACATTATGCGGAACCTTTTCCTAAACATTTGTACAGCAAATGAGACCGAAACATTTGTACAGCAAATGAGACCGAAACATTTGTACAGCAAATGAGACCGAAACATTTGTACAGGATTCTGCCTACGAACGTACCAAATGTATTGCTATTGTAAAATGGTATTCCCTATTTTCTTTGCGGTTTTTGCTGTTTTGTCTATATTAGGTAGTAAATCGGACACCGAATGTCCAGCAGTTTCTTTTATCGGAGAAGCAAAAACAACCGGGTTCCGTATTGTTCAGTACAACGCAGAATGGTTGTTTATGGATTACTATGAACCTATGAAATGTCCCGGTTCTGGATGTACGTGGGCGAATGAGACAGAAGCGGATATACATTTTCAGTATGTAGCAAAAGTGGTTTCTGAATTACAACCGGATATAATCAATATTTGTGAAGTCGAAGGGTGTGATGAACTGAATTTGCTACGTAACCGCATTGTAGATGGGGAAACATATCAGACGTATTTGAAGAAAGGGACCGATACTGCCACTGGACAGAATGTCGGATTATTAACGAAATGGTCGCCGAATAGAGATTTAATGCGAACTGAAGAGAAGATGAAATACCCATTAGAAGGGTCAATGTGTGGATACGTAGGAGAAGGCGGAACGGTCGGTGTCAGTAAGCATTATATCACAGAATATACTTTGTACGGACGTCCGACGCTCTTTATAGGATTACATTTGCTTGCTTATCCAGAAGACGCTACCAGATGTGCAGAAAGAGAAGCACAATCACAAATTATACAGAACGTTATTGTTGACTATTTAATGTCGACTAGTGGAGAGGTTATTGTTTTAGGCGATTTGAATGATTTTGATGGACGAGTATTGGATGCAAATCGTAATATGCCGACCTCTCGTGTTCTTGATATATTGAAAGGACTCGACGGGGAATATAGAGGAAAATACGAATTAAAAACAGTTGCAGAGAAAATACCGCAAGTCGAACGATTTAGTGATTGGTGGGACCAGAATGTAGATTGTGTAAGTACTGCAAATGAATTCTCTATGATTGATTCTATTCTAGTAACGCCGTTTTTGTTGGATAAGGTAAAATCCGCTTTCGTATATCATGGATACGATGAATTTTGCGGGAAATACGATTCCGACCATTATCCTCTCGTAGTTGATTTTTCGTAATGCATAATATCGCATTGGGACAATTACTAAGTGTTAACGAAGTAATTGGATGATTCTACGTAGAAACGACAATAGATCTGTCTCGTAAGTAGAATGTAATGCATAATATCGTATTATATGGAGAGGATGAATCCTCTCTAGATAATAATATACGAAGATTTTAAGAACCAGAAAAAATGTCATACGTAGGAAGCAATCCAGTTATTACTGCAATTACACCTGGTACCAATTTATTGACGGTTGATTTCACTCAAAGTGATTTAGGCGACCCGACCCCAACCTATTATTATTCATTGGACGGAACAACGCTATTAGGAACCGGTGTTTCATCCTCTCCTTTAGTGATATCGGATATCTCTGCTACAACGACATTCCAAATTGTCGCATCGAACTCGGCAGGGAATGCATTATCGGATGCGTCTTCTGGGACACCGAACGTAGTCGGAAGCAATCCAGTTATTACTGCAATTACACATGGGACGAATCAATTGTCCGTGGACTTTACTCAGACGGACGTGGGGTCTCCTGCACCAACCTATTATTATTCATTGGACGGAACAACGCTATTAGGAACCGGTGTTTCATCCTCTCCTTTAGTGATATCGGATATCTCTGCTACAACGACATTCCAAATTGTCGCATCGAACTCGGCAGGGAATGCATTTTCAGATACGTCTTCTGGGACACCGAATGTGGTAGGAAGCAATCCAGTTATTACTGCAATTACACCTGGGACGAATCAATTGACTGTCGGATTTAGTCAAAGTGTCTCGGGGTCTCCGGCACCTACCTATTATTATTCATTCGATGGGACCACATTATTAGGACCTGGGGTAGCGTCCTCTCCTTTAGTCATAACAGATATTTCTGCCACAACAACATTCTATGTGATCGCATCCAATATTGTTGGGAATGTGCCATCCGATTCGTCATCTGGAACACCGAATTTCTTGGGAACCGCGCCAGTTATTACTGCAATTACCCCTGGAACGAATCAATTGACTGTCGGATTTAGTCAGACGGGTGTGGGGTCACCTGCGTCAACGTATTATTATTCATTTGATGGTTCTACTTTGTTAGGATCTGGTGTCTCGTCCTCTCCTTTAGTAATTACCGATATTTCTGCTACAACGACCTTCCAGATTGTCGCATCCAATATTGTTGGTAATGTATTTTCCGACGCATCTTCTGCGACTCCTGAATATGCCGGAAGTGCTCCTACAATAACCAACATAGTGTCTGGGTACAATCAGCTAACTGTCTCGTTCACGCAAAGTGCCGTTAGTAATCCACTACCGACTTATTACTATTCGTTGAACGGCGTTTCCTTGGTAGGGTCGGGTGTGTCTTCTTCTCCTCTCGTTATTCCGACAATTAATGTGCCGACGCAATTCTACATTGTGGCGTCAAATACTACTGGAAATGTGTTTTCAACACAAGCATCCGGAACACCTCTCTTAGTTCGATTAAATGAAATCGTAAGTAGTTCTCTGAATGTGGCATTTCAAATTCGCGACTTCTCGTCGACTTGGTTGAATCAGCATTCGTATAATTGCAGTCAGATTATGTATTTACAAGGTCCTTCTAACTCTTCATCACCTACTGGATATGAATATGTGACTGCTTATGTAAATTATGCCGGGACACTGGTAATCGAGAGTTATACGAACGATGTGTCGGGGTCCGGATTCAAAACCTTTGAAGTATCTTTCGAAGACCGTTATGGTGTACGATTCCCTACAAACACTCTTTATATATGCAATGCGAATATAAATGAAAACGGGACAATTAGTGTCGGTTTCTATTACTATTTGGTAAGTACGGGATTATGGACATTTGCGGGTAGTTTGATTACAGATGTGATTTCTACTTCTTATATGGATTGGTCGGTTATAGAGATAGGGAGAGGCAGAACCGCTATATCAAGTGGAAATCGAATGTATAGTCAGTTGGCGATTAACAATGTCGAACTTTTCCCGATTGTGGGACCGTGGTTGGCGTTTTACAAATCGTATATATTGACCACATCGACGGTTGGAACGGGTAGTTTGTCGAGTCCATATTATACATTTAATTATGCGGCGGATAGTGGGAATCTACCTCTCCGTGTTTACATGAATGGTAATTTGACTTCGGGGATTTCCACATTGAGTGATTCCAAGTCAATACTATTGAATCCGGGCGACAACTATACGAATAATTATGCGTTCAATTACTTGACTCTGGTAGAGTATTTCATATCCGCACCAAACAACAATCCACCGAAAATACCGTGTTTTGGGGAGAATGCACGAATCTTATGCTTTAACAAAGACTTGTTCGAAGAGGAGTATGTGTCAATAAAGAATATTCGGAGAGGAATGCTGGTCAAGACATTAAAGCACGGATATGTTGCAGTAGAAATGATAGGGAAGACTGTAATGCGAAATAATTATGCGGAGGGGGATAGGCATAAAAATCGCCTGTATAAATGCACAAAACGGAATTATCCGGAGATGACAAACGAGGATTTGATTCTCACAGGATGCCATTCTATATTGGTGGATGGGTTTAAGAATGAGGATGAACGTCGAAAAACGGTAGAGGTGAATCGAAAAATCTATATTACAGATGATAAATACCGATTGCCGGCGTGCGTAGACGAGAGGGCAGAAATATACGACAAATCGGGTACATTCACGATATATCATCTTGCGTTACAGAATGACGATTATTATATGAATTATGGGATTTATGCGAATGGATTGCTTGTGGAGACGAGCAGCAGACGATATATGCGCGAATTGTCGAATATGGAATTGCTATAATCTTACGGAGAAGCGTAGCGACCGGGAGCGTAGCGACCAAAGACGACTACAAGCACTGGGACAATTCCGGAGAGAGAGGATGTAACGAAGTGCCGAAGAAACGCCTACGGCGTTTTGTAGACATAATGATATAGAAATGGAATTACAGAGGTTGTGCGATATTGACGACGTGCGGTCTTTATCTGATTTTAAAGGCATTACATTTTCCGGATATAAAAAGACGGAAGTCCGTAATCAGATGTTGAAGAATATGATTCAAGGCAGGATAGAACAGGCGTGTTATTGGTGTGCGGAATTGGTTTGTGCGGGTCAATTCTTGGATGCGTGGGAGAACATTTTCCATTTTATGGCAAAACATATCCATTTAGGGAATCCGAAGATGCCGATTTACGTAGCATCTAGATTCAAAGTATTCAAGAATATAGTCGGTGAAGGATTGTATACGAACGAACTCCATTTGCGTAATAACCCGGAAATACGTAAAGTGTTTGCGGAAGTCATATGTAATTTGACACTTTCACAGCGGAAACCGAGTTTCGAGGCGGTCAAGATACAGCGACAGGAAGAGTTTGATATGACACAGATGACGGATAGACTGAAAGCGCCGTCGACGGAATACGCGTGCGGTGCTTTCCGGAAACGCGGTGACCCGAAAGAATTATTTATTGCTGTGAATGAATTTGCGTATCAGTTGGCGTCGAGGAATATGACGATGTGTTGTTACTGGATAGAGTGGATGATTGAATTTGAGACGGTTTGTCGGGGAAGAAAACAAATGGTGCGGTGCGATAATCGGGATTACGTGGATGATAGAAAGTATAGGGGCGATGTGATTTGGATGCTTTGGGATGCTATAATGGAGTCTTGTGAAGCTCGGTCGGATATGTTCATAAAAAAGGTAATGGAATCACTGTTGGATATTTTTAAGGTGAAATATACCACGGCGACAGCGAAGAAACGGCGATATGTGATGTATATGGCAGTGGAATTACTGACGGAGATGGTGAATCCTGCAACGGAGATTGTATCGGATAAAGTGGTGTTGGCGAATGTGGTGGAAAATATAGACAAAGTGTATCGGCAAATTAAGAAGAATGAACAACGGGGGACGACGGATTACCTGTTTAGTGGGTTGTGAAATTTGGGACAATTCCGGAGATTATGCCTACAAAACACCGTATGCGTTTCTCCGACACTTCGCATTCATAATCCAATTCCTACGCTCTTTCACTTCGTTATGACTTCGTTACATCCTCTCTCCGGAATTGTCCCAGAATAAAAGTAGAAAAAGTAAGAAAGGCGACAAATGAATGATGTTTTATTATTTGTTTACTTATGTAAATAAATAATGTTAATGGATAATATTCTACCTACGAAACAGATCTATGGTCGTTTCTCCGGCATTTATCATCTCACAATCCTTTGTGTTTCCAGATGTTTATTGGTAAAGAATAATAACGATACCAGAACCGCCAGTGCCACCTTTTCCATTTGTATTAGTACCACCCAAACCACCCTGTCCTCCTCCACCACCAGTATTTATTCCACCATCTCCTCCTCCTCCTCCACCGCCCCTACCACCACCATTTCCACTACCACTACCATTTTCACTGCCACCAGTTAACGTATCAGACGATCCATTTCCGCCTGAACCTCCAGAGTCTGAAATACTCCCCGTATAAGACCCTCCTCCTCCTCCTCCTCCTCCGTAAGTTGAATTAGCACCAGGATTGCCGTCGATGTTAGCTAAACCACTTCCGCCTGAACCTCCAGACAACCCAGATTTTATACCCCCACCTGACCCGCCTGCACTGCCAATACTATCAAGTGAATTACTGGTACTTCCGTTCCCTCCTCCTCCTCCTCCTCCTCCGAGTGAAGCGGAAGAACCCACGCCTCCTCCATATCCTCCATAGTATAGATTATTGGTATACATTGTACCTTGAATCGATGTTGTTTGATATGTCGCAGCTCCACCGGATGCTGTATATGTAGTGCCGTTTAATGAACAAGTTGTATTGCTTCCTGCAGCATTTCTTGCACCGCCTGAACCGATAGTTATATATAATATATTATTTCCTGAAACAGTAATATCATTAGAACTTACTGACCCACCACGTGCACATTTTACTGTTAAACTACCATCAGCACCTCCTGCACCTCCTCCAACCAAGAATATATTTTTTATAGTATATCCTTTATAAAAATTCACAGTTCCAGTACCAGAAGTAATATACAATGCGTTGTAACCAGTAATTCCTGGATATTTCGAAGTTCCAGCATTTCCATTAATTCGGGTTATAGTATTTAGGCTTGTAGCAGTAGGTGGAGACGCAGTAACAGTTACATTGCCAGAATAAGCACCAGTCACGTATCCTTCTGGTAATGTAACTGTAATATCTGAAAATGAAAAAGTACCTAAGTCATTAATTTGCGAAGGATTAAATATAGTTTCAGGTGGTTCACCGGTTACATAATCTGACACATTAATAGGTAAAAGACTACTACCAATATTTGCATTCATTGTAAGATTAACAACATTTGTAACTGTTATTGACCCAGTATAAGTTCCTGCCACATATCCAGATGGTAAATGAACAATAATGTTGAAATCATTCAAAGGCGAACTTGAAAGGTTGTAAACTCCAGGTGTTGATGTAGATGATACTGTGTATGTGGTACCTACAGGAGCACCAGTTACGTAATTCCGAATATTTCCATTTATTAATTCACTATATGGAATAGTCGTATTACTCAAATCTAAATTTACCGATTGTTGAACTGTCAACGACCCAGTATAAGTTCCTGCTACATATCCTGGTGGTAAATTTACGAGAATGTTGAAATTACTCGAAGACGAACTCGAAAGGTTGTAAGTTCCAAGAGTTGTAATATTACTATATGTAACTCCTGACGGTGCCCCTAATACATAAGATGATATAGTAGAAGAATTCAATGGTAATAATGGATTTTGTATAGTCCCTCTCAATTCTAAATTGACTACAAACGGCAACCATCCACGCACATCATTGTACGAAGCGTCGTTTTGATACGAATCAACTGGTTTAGACCAAGTCCACTGTTGGTTTGTTATTGCCAATGTATTTGCATTATCGTAAAACGCTGCTATAAATGTTGCAGGATTAGGTGCGCTAAGCACATTCCTGACAGCAACTCTAATGTAGTTTAACCCTTGTCGTAAATTAGTGAATGGATATGTGTAAGATACATCTGTTGTGTATGTATAGTAAGCCCCATAAACGTTTGATGTTATTAACACATCGTTCAAATATATGGTCCCTAAGTCATCTACTAGTGCTTGAACCCTTCCAGAAGTATCTGAACCGGAATAATTAAATGTGTGATATAACCAATAACTACGGCGGTCTTGTCCATTTACACTGTTTTCTGCCCAGATTGTTTTAGCACCCGAATCTCGTAAAGTTACTATATTGTTAATGTTTGTATTTTGGTCATAATTATAATTATTTGCAAAACAATAACCGTAACTGCCATCAAGTTGGTCTGCCTGCTGAAAATAATTTCCTATATCTACATCATTAATTTTAAACCCGGTTAAACTCCGGGTTCCGTGCATATACAATGGGCGACTGCTAAACGAAATTGCACTGTTATTTAACTTATACATGGTTGTATTAAAGAATGAATTTGATGGAGGTATTGTTAATTCAACTTTTCCTGAATGAATTTCAACCAATGCCATACGCGAATCAATTGATGCAGTAGGATTCGACGCATTTGAATAGGCAGACGTTAGCATTTTTATTGGATTTACTTTAACTCCACTTAAAAATATTGTTAAATCAGTATTTAATGTGTTAATGAAATAAAAATTTATGATATATACACCTTTTGACGTTACAGTGAATGATTGATTATGATTATAGAAACTAGTATGGGTTATCGTAGGTGTAGTAGAAGTTGCTAGTTCTGATCCGTTTTTGTATAATATACTAGACGTAAGTGTTAGCGTTTCTCTAGCAACATTATTCGCAATTGCTTGTCTCCTAAACGATTTATAAGAGAAATTATATATTCCCTCTTCTAAATAGATAAATTGTTTATATGTCACACTGTTGTCGGCAATTTGATTTCCAAGCCAATATTG